ATTGCTCTTAAGCATTGCTACTGTTTCTATACAGTTAGCATAAATTATGGGATCAACTAAGGCTTTATTCTGTTTAGTTTTGAGAAACTCAAAATATTTTTTGTTTTGTTCAGTAAGAATTTTATCAAGTCTTTGCTGATCAGTCTTTAAAGTTTGGTATAAGTTGCTGTTTAAGAGATCTGAGAGTATTTCCTTTTGGAAGTCCTCCAAAATTAGTGTATTATTTTCAATTAACAAGTAATTTTTAAAAATATTATCAATTAATATTCTATTACTATCTGTAGGAAACTTATCAGGCATTAATATAAATTCCTTTTCAAAGTTCTCAGGCTCTAAAAGTAAACAGTGTAAGACCCTACCTCCTACAAGGTGAGGGTCTATACTGTCTTCTCTCTGATTTAAAACATAGTGTGAATAAAAACTTCTAGGTGAAAATAGTAGCTTATTAATGCTACTATAACTGAAGTAAAATTTATTCTTATAAAATTGGTTTAGTTCTTCAGAACCAATCAATGTCTGTATCATTTGTGTTTATTTGATGGTTATTTGATTCTTCTTGTTTATAAGCCGCCAAATCTTTTTCAGCTAATTCTTCTTCTTCTAGAGCTATTAACTCTGACTTGAGTTCTTTTCTCTCAATTCTAAGTAATGCAGCTTCTATGAGTTCATCTTCTAAAACTTCTTCTTCAATTTCTACAGGATCAGGTAAAGAAATAATTACTTCTGGAACATAATCTTCTTGTATTGTATAAGTATAATTAGATCCTAATAATTCAATATAATCAGGTTGAACAGTAATAGTTTTTACTGAAAAATATTTAGAATTACCACGGTCAGCAATAGTTTGACTTAAATGCTCCATAACTATTTCTAATTTATCTGGTGTAAATTGATCTTTAGCTCTTAAAGAACTTACAATATCATCAATATCAGTATTAAGATAGCCCTTATTTTTATCTAAATAACTAATTAAAGATTTAAAATTAACATGGTTCTTAGTATGTGAATTAGATATATTAAATGAATAATCATGAAATAATAACTCAAGATAAACTAAACTTTCTGTATATTTAGAATTAGCCATAATCTCCATTGCAAGAACATGATTATCTCTATCAGAACTATTTAGCATTTCAGAAAGATGTGTATATACTTCTTTGTCAATTATTGCTGCTTCTTCACCATTTAAAATATCAATTACACTAGACTCATCATAAATAGTTACTCCTTCACAATGAAGATACAAATCTTTATCTGAATCTTCTACATAAGTCAATCTATTACTCCATCCATTTGAACTTATATTTAAGGCATCATGTACACTATTTTTAATATTGTAATCTACAGCAATAGTTTCATTATCATAAAATTCACAAGCTGTTTTAATTTTATCTTTAGTATGATTATCTAATCTATGTGAGATAATTTCTATAAAGGCAAGAAACTCAGTGGTTTTTATTTCATATACCCACATTGTACTTGTCATTTCATGTATACTTTTAGAACTACCAAAAAATACATTAGCTTGATCAAATTGTCTTACAGTTTTAATTCCATATTCTACAGCTATATTTCTAAATTTTACTCTTGGAATATTTACTCCAGGTAAGAAATATATCTTATCACCTTTTTGTGGCACATATGGTGTTTTTACTATATTTAATAAATTAGAATCATTTTTATCAAAAGTTCCTACATAACTAGTAATACTAAAATTAACTTCATATGTATGTTCAGAATTATAGCTATTACCTAAATCTGAACTTGTAATGTGTAATATAGATTTATTCATTTTTAATAATTTAAAAAGGGAAGTACTACCTTCCCTTTATATGTGAATTAATTTGTTATAATTTTTATTTAGTGTGTAACTGCTTTATGTTTGTATTACTTTACAGCCATCTTCACCACGTTGTTATTCATCATCAATTTAGCAAACTTAACTTTGTTTCCATTGACAATTTCTTTAATCATAAAGTATCTTAAGTCATCAGTAAAGGCCTTACAGTCTGTAGTAAGCTTGACCAAGCGGCTTATCATAAGGTCAGTAACACCCTTTTTCTCTGCATAATTTAAAGAATAATTTATAACTCTTGTTGCAATTACACTAGAAATATCAGCACGGAAGTTATCATCTTGACCTACTGCATTAGTTAAAGCATTCATTACATATTGTTCATCTTTTGTCATAATATCTTCAGGAGATATAAGTCTATCTAACTTATTATTAATGAACATAGTAAACATAGAACTAAAATCTGTTCCTACTGAACCTTCACCAATCATTTGTATAATTGGCAAGCTATCTTCAAATTTAGGAATAGAACTAATTGCATTAAAGAATGTAGTTACAGATCTTGGATTAACACTTTGTGTTACAAGTTCTGGATTCATCAACATAAAATTAATACATCTACCATCTATACTGGTACTTTCTGCCCACTTAGCCCATACATTAGAATCATACTTTAACTCACAAGAAATAAATCTAGTCTTCTGAGCAACATCCAAACTAGTAACATTATAGTCTCCATTATCTGGATTAGTAGTTAAGAGTACATGCCAATTCTTAGGTAATTTCCAAGATACATATTCTTGTCTATCTAAAATCTCCATAGTAGCTTGCATAAATCTATGATCAGCCCTAGTGTAGTCATCTAATACTAAGAATCCACCCTCACCTTTACCTTGAATCCATTCAGGTGCAGCATGAGACATTCTTTTATTTGTTACTTTATAACCTTTGCTTGTAGCAGCAGTAATTTGAGATTCATTAATCCAGGTAGTCTTACCTTCAGCATTAGTTATTTCAAATTCTTTTACAGGAAAACCTACTAAGTCACCTAATTCTTCTAACTGAGATAAATTAAGCTTTACAACTTGCATTCCCATTTCTTTACCTAATTGTAAAATAGCAGAAGTCTTTCCAAGACCAGCATCACCTTCTATATTAATTGCTACTGGAACTTTTCCATCAGCTTGAATATGCTGGTTATTATTAACCATATGTTTAATAAAATCTTTTAATTCTTCTACATTTAATTGTACTTGACTCATAATTTTTGTTTTTATAGTTCCAACTTTATTACTTTACCCGGAAGGGAATCATTCATTTCTGATCTTTCTGACAAAACCCAAAGAACATGTCCTTTTGGTTTTACATTTGTATAGCATTCTCCATCAGTAAAATATACTAGGCTAGTATACTTTTTATTATTATCATTATAATAGTTTAAGACAGGATCAAACTCTGTTCCTCCTCTCCCTACTACAGTTATCTCAGGTTTGCCTTTATAAGGCTCAATAGATTTAATAGAAGTATCACATTGAATTATAGTAATATCTACTCCTGCTTTATAAATATGATGAATCTCATTCATAAACTCAAGTAGTTCATCATCATTTACAGATTGTGAAGTATCTATACCTAACAACATATGTTGTTTCATCTTAATTTTAAGACCAGGATTAGCATCAAATCTTTTATTCTCTTTTCTTCTTATCTTTTTAGTAAATACCTTTGTGCTAATTCCAGTAAATCTTCTCATATAACCACGCCAATCAAACTTAGGTGCAACTATCTCATCAATTACAATAACACCTTCTATTTCTCCAGGAATAGTTCCTCTTTTCTTAATTGTCTGTTCTTTTGCATCTGAGAGTATCTTTTGTACTTGTTTTTCAATAAGCTTTTGTTCAGCTTCACTAAGATTATCAAACTCATCCCATGTACTATGGTCAGGCAAACCATCACCATCACCAGAATCCATTTGATCACAAAGATCATCATAGTTTGGACAACCAGATGTACCATTTTTGTTTTTCTCATCTTTAGCTTCTTTAAGCATATCATAATAATATCTGGCACCAGCTTTTCTATCAAGATCAAGTTCATCATAGTCATCAATCATAATACCTCTAGAAGGAAGTTTCTTATTAATAGCAAGAAGCTCTTCTGTAGAAGCATTATTTTCTTTAGCTAACTCCATCTCAGCTTTAACTGCTTCTTTAAGTTGTTTGAATTCATCAGAACTTAAATCACCACCTGGAAGCCAAGAGCTTTCAATATACTGATTAATTTCCATGTCCATAGCAATATTAGCTAATTTTCTATCACTAAATTTAAATACACTTGTAAGATGTCCAAATGCAATATGCAAAAGTTCATGTTTAAGTAAACCTAATCTTGTTAAATCAGTTAGACTTTCCCAAAAAGTTTCATTAATTACTAATTGATAATTAATTCCATTTTTACTTACACCTGCTGTAGGAACTTTATTGTTCCATATTTTATTTAACATAATAAGAAAGAACCCATAATAGGGTTCTTTTAACATCAATTCTTTTGCTGTCTTACTAAGACTCTGTGCTTTGTCCATTACTCTTTTATTTTAATTTGTATATCAAATTTATCTGTTGGATATCCCATTGCATACAAATGATTAGAAAATTCATTAGTAAATAACTCTAGATATAGTTCTATTGATTGTTTACTACAGTTATTGTTTACTAACTCATTAAATACTTTAGAAGAAGGTAGTCTATAGTCTGAACTTTTAAAAGGTAAAACCTTTTTTATATGCTTGAAACCTTTTTTACAATTTTTTTCCCATATTTCTGCTGGTGTCATACCAAATTGATATAATACCAATAGCTCACCCAAATGTTCCTTCTTACTAAAGTTATCAAGACATGATAAAGCTATTATAGAATTTTCTTTATCAGATGACCTTAACATATTTAATAAGTTCTTTGTTTCTTCTTTGTTAAAATTCATTAGTCTTTTGTTTTTAATAAATGTAATCCCTGAACAATTTTGTCTAAAGATTTTTCAATACTAGGATGCATGCTTTTATTATCTAATACTAAACCATTTTTTCCATTCTCATCTTTAGTTGCAAATGCTACATATATTTGATGACCATTATATTTATCTTCAGTAAGTATATCACCTCTTTTGAATAATGAACTGTCAGGTATTTGATACTCTCCAGTTACTTTTATATAACTACCTTCTTCTATTACAGTGTCTACTGTAAATATGTTATTTACATCTTCCATTAGTCTTCAATTTTTAAGGTTTTTATCATCCATTCTGTGGGCTTGTTTATATTATCAACCCATTCTTTTGCACTTGGAATATATCCATTGCAGTCTTCCTTTACATGTTGTTCTCCAACATATCTTGTATACACTGTTTTACCATCTGAATTTATAAATGATTTACCAAACACTTTTTCACATTCAAATATACCTTCACTATGGTGTCTAAACATTCTATGCTTACTGTGTCCTATCCAAGCTTTGGTTTCATCAAACCAATCATGAATAGGTTGGTAATCAGATAACTGACCACCCCATTTTTTAACTGATGATTTGCAATGTTGCATTGGATGTGCCATTAGTTTAAGCTTTGATTAATTAAATTACCATTATGGGTAAACTCTTCAGTATTACTAATATAGATAGAATTATAAATTTTATAGTTACCAGAAGGAATAGCAATAAGTAGTGTTCCATAACCACCATCATTATTCCACCAATCCTCTATATCATTTAATATTTTTTCTTCTGCAAAGTTTTCTATATCTTGATTAAGAGCTGAGTCAAGATCTTTTAAATAAAAAACATCCATACCATAATTGTTTAAATAATTAATATCTTCAAAATTTGTTACTTTTCTTGTAGTATATACAATATCATCAATTGCACCTGAATCTCCTCCACCTGAGTAGAATACTTTAATTCCGGTCACACCAAGGTCAGCCAACTGTAATAGAAGGCCTGTCATATTATTTTCTGTCATAGTTATTTTGTTTTATAAAATCTGCCAAGGATATTGGCATTTAAATAATTTTCTTTTTCCAGCACGTCATATTTAAACTGGTGCTTTACTTCTTGATAAGTTAGTTCAGTTGCTGAATAACATATCATTAAGATCTCTCTTTTAATAATTAAACCTACTTTGTGAGCTTCTTTTAGCTGTTGATTACTACTATAGTAATTCATAAAACTAGGTTTAAGATCTCTAGTATATTTTTTTAATCTCTTATCAGTAACAAGAGCTAAAGCTTTTTTACCAAGTTTCTTTTTTACATTAGAAAAGAAATTCTTTTTGCCTATATAAGCATAAGTTTTTCCATTTAATATTACAGACATATGATAAATAAATCCAACACCTCCTTCAGGGATATCTATTTCTACAAACTCTTTACCCTGATATATCCAACTCATAGTAGTACATTTTTTAATAAAGGTAATAGTTCTTTTCTTACAGTTTCAATTCCATGAACTTTAATAGAATCAGATAAATCTTTTTCCATGGGCAGTATAATATAATTAAAACCATATTTAGCTTTATACTTTTCAGCAGCTTTAATCCCGGGCTCATCATTGTCAAAAAGTAAACAAATCTGTTTATATTTAGAACTTATAGAACTCATAATATTTTCTGGAATCATAGTATTCTCACTATCTGGTGCTATAGCTTCAGAATTAATAAACTTTAATTTATTATAAGCCATCAAATCTTTAAGAGATGAAGTAATAACAAGAAATGGTTTATCATATGTAAGCTGTTCAGAACCTTGAATATAATCTCTTACTTTAATAAATTTACTGTCCTTTACTTTAGGTTGATATATTTTATAAAGAGAACCATCTTCTTTAAAGTAACCATAGATGTAATTACCTTTGATAGTTATACTAGACAAAACTTCATTTTCATCTGTTTTTTGCATAATATAATACTCAATTGGATGAATATTATATTTTGCTAATAACTTAGATCCTATAGTATATGCCATCCAGTATTTTTGGTCAAGAGTATTCCAGTGTCTAATTTCAAAATCAGTAACTTTATATCTGCTTTGTTGCTTATAAGATTTTATAGGATTAAAACCATTATTTAAAACATATTGGTTATAATCTTCTATTATCTTAAAAGATGCATGACCTCTAGTAGGTAGATTAAAAAGATTTTGTACAAGACTTAAGGTATCACCTCCATTGCCAGAAGAAAAGTCTTTAAACTTATAGATATTATTTTTATCCATGTAGATACACATAGAAGGAGTTTTCTCACGTAAATTAAATACAGATTTTATTTTAAGGTCTTGACCTGTAAGTTTTTCTGTTAGATTAAGATAGTGTTCAAATACCCATTCTCTTGGCACATCTGCCAAATCATAAATTAAATTCTTTGTTGAAATCATAATAACTCATTTTAAAAATATAAGGGGAATTAGACAACTCCCCTTATATAAGAGTTGTTAGTCTAAGCTAAAGTCAGAAGAGCCTTTAGTTGGAGTTGTGAAATCATCTTCATCATCACCAAAGTTCTTTACTTCTTTTACTTCCATCTTTTTAAGATGTTTTCCTTCATTGTATTTCATAACATTTTCTCCATAAGCATATGTTTTATTTTCTGCTTTTGGTAACCACATGTCATAATTTATATAACCAGACTTATTCATATACTCTTTACCTGCAATACAGAATTCTATTTCTATACCTTTGTAAGGAGCATTAGCATTAAAATTCTTTACAAATTCTTCAATAGTATTGAACTTATTGTCTTGTTCTACAAACCATTCATAAAATTCTAATGTCTTAGACATATTACTTAAGAAGATCATAATAGATCTGTCTCTTTGAATTTTAATGCCAGATTTAGTTTCTCCATCTGCAAAAGCATATTGGCTAGCCTTAACTCTACCAATTTGACCTTTGTGATGACCTTTACTTTCATCATCTTTATCAATCATAAATCCTTCAAACCCTTCAATAGGCTCTGTTTCTACATTTAGTATTAGATGCTTTGCACCATCAATAAATTGAAAGTCTTCTAAATGTATACTATTAATAGTTAATGTGTGATTTCCTGGACTAATTGTTTTTGGTTGTCCTCCACCACCTGTTCCTAAATCTGTTGTACTTAATCCCATTTTGTTTTTTTTAATTATTATTTATACACTTTATCCCAGTGAATTACTAATTCACCTTTATCATTCATTTCAGAAATTACTATCTCTTCATTTCTTAAGTGCTCAGGTCTTGCTCCACAAGTCACTTCTTCAGTAGTTTTAAAACTTAGAATAGTTTGATTACCTTTTCTAAACATATAACCTATTGCATCAGCATTTGCACAAATCAAAGATTTTATTTTGCCTGTTAAATCTATATTAGCAGCCATTACCATTTCACCCTTATCATCTACCTGTTTGTCCTTAATATGACCAGATAAAATAATGTGGGGTGCTAAGGTATCAATAAAATCTAAAACTTGAAAG